AGACCGAATATTTGATACTTTTGTAGAAAGCCCAGTTAGTCTTAGAACACTAATCAAAGATGTTTGTATATACAAACCCGGTGATCTAAATAAGATTGGTAAAGAAGGTAAAACTTCTTGGGATAGTTTCAGCTATGCCATTCAAATGGGTCATAATGTTTGGACACATATCGAAGCAGTTCAACGTGCCAATAGAGCATACGACAGTGGTAGTTATCCAAATATGTTGGTAGCCAGTAAAATGAATGGCAAAAAATTCCAACAGTATGATCGCCATTTTTTCAGAGACATTGTTGACGCTATATTTGAAACCAGTGATCGTGGTCGTGCAGAAGAACTAATCGAACACTATAACAAATATTGGAAAGCCATTCCTGGAACTCGTGGTTATACCGGTGAAAATACGCAAAATAGCAACACTATGTTCAATCAATTGTTTAGTACTGTTGACGATAATTCAGATGATGTGTATAATACAAGAGATAACAGCGGATTAGATGAAACGAAACTTATAGAATTGGAGACTTTATAATGGTAGAAAATGCAACTAACATTTTGGCGATGACCATACTTAGCGGATGTGCAGTAGTTTTGGCAATTATGTTTATTATCTTAATTAACAATTTGTTACATAAGTATTGGAAACCATTGGGTTGGTTCAGTGCGTGGGGTGTTGCACCAAGATTTGTGACTACCGAAGACGCCAAGCAAGACCCTGCAATGGATCCCAATCATAAATGAAAGCACTTGTTGTTGGCTTAGGTATAGGACAGTTGTACAAAACTGTTTTAACCAATCTCGGTTATGAAGTAATAACTGTAGACTCCAATATTGCAAAAGGTGCAGACTTACCTACAGTAGATTCTGCAGTAATAGCACACGCACCTTTTGATATTACATTTGTTTGCACACCAAATCATACACATTTTGAATTGGCCGCAAAGGTTGCACCCTACAGTAAAATTGTATTCATCGAAAAACCCGGAGTATCAAATAGTTTCAGTTGGACTAATTTGGTAACTGTGTTTAAGAAAACACGTTTTATGATGGTCAAGAACAATATGTGGCGCAGTAATATTGCCGAGTTACAATCGTTGGCCAGCCAATCTGATACAGTAAAGATACAATGGCTTAGGCATAATTGTATCCCTAATCCTGGCAGTTGGTTTACTACAAAACGATTAGCATTTGGTGGTGTTAGTCGAGACTTGATGCCACATTTGTTAAGCATATACATTGCTCTAAATCCCAATTGGCGTAAAGTGTCTGCAACCAACAGAAATGCAGTTACAAATTGGAAACTAGCAGATATCGAAAGTACAGAGTACGGCACAGTTAACTACAGTGGAACTTATGATGTAGACGACCGTTGTACTATTAACTTTGGCGATAAATGGGCTTTGGTTGCAGATTGGCGTACGCTCGAAGAGGACAACAGCTCAATCGATTTTATTGCTAATACAAACACCAATGTGGAATTAGGTTGGTGTCCTGAAGATGCGTATACTGCAATGATTAAAGATGCAGTCGCTAATATTAATAATCATCAATTCTGGTTAGATCAGTTTGAAATTGATACTTGGATTCACGAACAAATAGAAAATCTATGACCAACAGAATTTTATATACCAACGGACAAGGTGAATTTGCAGAAACCGTATACGATAAACCTCCAGTGGGCGAATACGAAATCGAAGTTCGATCAGTGTTAACCGGGGTATGTCGCAGTGATGTGGATATGATGACGGGCAGTTTTGGTCCGCTACCTTTGAATATGAGTGGACACGAAGGCCTTGGTCAAGTCACTGCAGTGGGCAAAGGTATCTACGACATTAAAATTGGCGATTATGTTGCCACACGCGGTGAGCCGGCTTATGCTGATTCTTATAATGTTCGAATTAACGAATTTGTGCGTGTGCCATCAGCAGAACCTAAATACATATTAGAACCTGTGGCCTGTGGTATTAATATTATACAACAACCTATTAGGGAAATAGCAGAACGCAGTGGCCCGGGTAAACGATTGGTAATATTAGGTAGCGGATTCCTTGCGTGGGTTGCGTATAACACTATTAAATTATTGCATTTAGACTTTGATATAACTGTAGTCGGTCATAGCAATAAAGATCTTTGGGGTAGTGTACTCAAAGATGCCGCCAAAGTCGGTCATAGCAATAAAGAGCTGTGGAGTAGTGTACTTAAAGATACTGCCGAAGGCACTTACGATGTGGTAATTGATCTAAGTGGTAATACCAATGTATTCGAAAGTGATATGGTAAATGCCGAAGCATTGATTGTGTTTGGTGCACAAAAAATGCTTACAACTGATTTCTCCAATGTGTTGTGGAAAGCCTGTACTGTTATATTCCCAAGTCCAAGGACCAAAAGGTTTATTCAGTGTATGGAAGATGCAGCATATTGGATAGAAATGGGCGATTTAGTCGTTGACAGTTTCTGGACTAAAGGCTATAATAGAGACACTGAGTGGCAAAATGCATTCAGAGATTCATTAACCCGCCCTGAGAATTATTCAAGGGGCTACATTTATTGGAAGTAATATGGCACTTGATACAGATAGCCGTAAGATGATTACCTACTTTGTAGGTACAGAAGTAGAAAACACCCCAATGAAGAATGAAACTACATTATTTGTAGTAGGCATTCAACCAGTAGAAGACATCATTGCAATTGTCAATGAGTCATTAAAAGATCCTAATCCAAAAAATCATATCAAAAATATTTACTTTGGTACAAGCCAAAGTTTCCATCCCGAGAACGCATACGAATGGGCTGCGTGGGATGATATGATCAAACCTTTGTTGATCAAAGACTACTGGGTGACTTTAGACTTTGGTGTTGAATATGCTCGAGAACTACACGAGAACGGTTGGTGCGAATACAACACATTCATCCCTATGATCAGTGTTAAGATTCCCTATATCAAGCTCTATAACTATAATGCTACACTAAAGATCGACGACAACACTTGGGGAGATACAAACCCCGGTGTTTGGTGCCATCCCTTAAACGAACTGCTAACCAGAAACGTCTACACAGACTGGCGTGAGTATGTTGGTGATACACCAGTGGGTGTGCCTGCCAAAGTTGAATTCGAAGATATTATACAACCACCTAAAATTAAGGCAAAAAAGAAATGATTAATCAAGATCAACGTGCACAAATAGATAGAATTATGGCGGCTGCAGATCGTATGATCTCAGTTACATTCCAAAAGGAAGGCATTCACTGCTATCCAGCAGCTGCCACAGATCCAATGTTGGCTACAGGAGATATGTATGATGTTAGTTTTCTTGGCACTCCGCATCGTCACATTTTCCACTTCAGAGTCTATATTAGTGTTACTCATAATGACCGCGATATTGAATTTATACAGTTCAAACGCTGGTTAGAACACTTATACTCTAATGGTACATTGGAATTAGATTATAAAAGTTGCGAAATGATCAGTGATGATCTTTACTTACAGATCGCTGCTAAGTATCCTAACCGTACAGTTTGGATCGAAGTTAGCGAAGACGGCGAAAATGGTGCGGTAATCAAATACAATACCACAAGACCCGATTTATCAGTTGTTATTTAATAATAAGGAAAACAAATGTCACAACCAAAATGGCTTGAAAAATATCTAAGAATGAAACCCGAAGTCGATAGACTGTTTGATGACTTGGAAGGCTACAAAGATTTTTGTAGAATGAATATGTTGAAGTACGATGAGAAAGATTTATATCGCAGTGACCAATATCGCAAGTACGAGCGTTACAGGCACTATATGAATAAACAAGCAGAGTACAACAATCAGAGATAATATGACCATCTTCTTAGTTGATTTAGAAGCGGTAGAAACAAGGTATACGGGTCAATGGAAGACTCATATACCTGATTTACTTACAAAGGCAGGACACAATGTCACGATTATATCGGGCCCTAGAGATATTCCTAGCGCCACTACTCCTGGTGCATTTCTCAATTTTGGGGGCACTAATATCTATAAGGCAAGCCAAGTTGAACAACTTGGAAGACTTTTTTGTACAGGAGCCGTCCAGGCTGGCGATCATTTTATCTTTACTGATGCCTGGCATCCTGGTATCATAAACCTAAAGTATATGAGTGAGTTGTTGGGAATCCCAGTAACTACACACGGACTTTGGCACGCTGGCAGTTATGATCCTCAAGACTTTTTAGGACGATTAGTCGGAGATAAACCTTGGGTTAGATTTGCTGAAAAAAGTTTCTTTGAAGCGTTTGATCACAACTACTTTGCCACAGACTTTCACATCGATATGTTTTGTAAAAATCTATTACATATCGTAATGCCGCAAACAATTGAAGGTTTCAAAGAGATTGGAAAAATTGTTCGCACAGGTTGGCCGATGGAGTATATGGACGATACATTGTCTGCATATAAAAATATGACCAAGCGAGATCTTGTACTGTTTCCACATCGTATTGCTCCCGAGAAGCAAGTGGAAATTTTTAGAGATTTGGCCACTCACTTGCCACAATACGAGTTTGTGGTATGTCAGGATCAACAGTTAACCAAAGATCAATATCATCGATTATTGGGCGAATCCAAATTGGTTTTTAGTTGTAGTTTACAAGAAACACTGGGAATTGGTTGCTACGAAGGTTCGCTAGTAGATGCTATCCCTATGGTTCCAGATAGACTTAGCTATAGTGAAATGTATTACGATACATTCAAATACCCAAGCGAATGGACAGAAAGTTTCGAAGCATACGAAGCGCATTGTCCAGAACTTTGTGAGAAGATTATCCAATATATGGATAACTATCCCCACTTTTTGCCCAAATTAAAACAACAAACTGTTGCGCTAATTGAAAACTTTTTCAGTTGCAATAATTTTCTAAATAAGTTATAATAAACAAAGTTAGGAACTATATGAAATTAAAACCAGTATCATACGACAACATAGACGAAGGCGGCTATGAAGAATCTAGTTTAGCAGATGTTCTTCGTTTTAAGATGAAACGAGAAGGCAAACGCTTTTGGGCTAACGATAACATTAGTGAATATCTAAGCGAAGATGATAAAGAACGCCTAATAGAAGAAGCAACTGAAGCATTTGAGCAAGTACTGAAAACTTTACTGATCGACACAGATACCGATCCTAGTAGTAAAGGTACTGCTCGACGACTGGCAAAAATGTACATTAATGAGGTGATGAGTGGAAGATATGATCCAGCCCCGGACGCAACAGCGTTCCCAAATGATTCGCAAGACCGTTACGAAGGTATGCTTGTTGTTCGCAGTGAACTGCGTAGTATGTGCAGTCATCATCACCAACCTGTGGCTGGTGTGGCTTATATTGGTATTATTGCTGCCAATAAACTTATTGGCTTATCTAAGTATTCCAGAATTGCACAGTGGTGTGCAAGACGAGGCACTCTCCAGGAGGAGCTTTGTAATGAAATTGCTAAAGAAATAGGTCGAGCCACTGGTGCAAATGATATTGGTGTTTATGTTCAAATGACACACGGATGTTGCGAGAATCGAGGCATTATGGCACACAGTAGTTTAACACAAACATCTGTGCTTAAAGGTGCATTCAAAGATGACTCTGGTACTAAGAAAGAGTTTTTTGATAATATTAAACTACAACAGGACTTTGCCCCAAGATGAGACCATTAGCCCATTTAGGAGTCGGACCTAATTCCGAAGATTATAAATTATATTTGCTAGATCAACAATTATACGATGTGCTCACTGAGAGAGGAGAAAGTATATTAGAAGATGCCATGAAAAAATTTATGGGCCACTATTATAACAATCCACCTTTACCAACGCTAATCGAATTAAACGAAAATTTTGATAAATGGTTGAATAACAAACAGAATTTAGAAAAATTAAAAGCTCCAAAATCTTTAATAGATATAGCTGAAGAAAACATCACCGAGCTTTATCAAGACATTCAAAATAAAAAGTACGGATCAATGTCTGATTCTGTATATAAAAAATATCGAGAAGCTTATTTTGCAAAAGAAAACGAATGGCATAATTCAAAAGAAAAAGAAAAATTGTTGGATGAAATCTATTCGTATAACGAAACTGAATATAATAAAATTAAAAACAAAATCAATTAAATGATTAAAAAAGCATTTGCAAGAATAGTCAGCGAAGTGTTATACTACTTAGGACACTGGATAAGTTTTCCAATGAGTCGTTTTGATTGGGATTGGTTATATCCTGTGTACAATCAATTGATGACGTGGAGTATCGATACACAAGATTGGGCAGGAAATGATAAACCGTGGGAGAACGTAGATGAGCACAGCTAAAGCAATAAGCGATGATCTAATAAAAAAACTTAGAAATCCTAATGTAAAAATGTATACAGTCAAAAGACAGATGTCCAAAAAATGGTTACCAAAAGGTGTTGCACCTTTTGATATTCATATTAAAAATGGTACAGGAACTTTCGAAGTACTTGCAGAAAGTCAAGAATCTGCAGAGTCAATGGTTGATGAGTTTTTAAGCGGGCAAGAGAATCATAATGATTAAAAGCCTTAGTAGCAGCGGCGATTGGTTGAATATAGCTGGCTCTGGCACCGGTGCCTCAATCTACATAGACAACTACAAGTTACAGCAAGGCCTAGCTGGGCAGGTTCGATATACTGGCGACCATTTTGAAGTCAACGATGGCAACAGTTGGCGTCCTTTGTATGACAGTTATGCTACGATAGATGTTACTCATAAAGCTGATGCTGTGTTAAAATGGGCCTTCGAAAAAATGACCCAAGAACAAGAAGCAAAAGAATTGGCGACGAAACATCCAGCAGTTCAAGATGCTTTAGACTCTGTAAAAGATGCAGAAGACAAATTAAAAGTTATAATAGCATTGGTCAATGAAGAAGACCAAGGTATCGAAATATATCCACCAACAAGGTAAAAATAAAATGTTTGATAGTATTAAAAGAAAACTTGGCAATTGGTTACTTAGTAGCTCAAAAAATAGCATCGAACTAGAATCTTCAGCGAAATACTCAATTTCTCGTCATGATATTGACGGGCGTATTAGATTTGAACTTACACCTGCTCGTGGAGGCACTATTGTTAGTATTAGAACTTACGATCATGCTAAAGATGAGCAACACGATGTTCTGCACGTTATCCATGAAAACGATGATCTCAGTAAAGCGGTTGCAGATTTAGTTAGTTTAGAAATTTTAAGAATGTAAAAGGAAATCATTATGGTCTTGCTAAAGTTACTCGAAAGATTAGGACGTAAAAGAATAATTATGGACCGAATTGACGATGAACCTTACTTAGAAAGATATTATGTATTCCTTAAAGAACGCACTTGGTTTCCCTTTAATGTATTTGTGCACAGGTTTCTTAAATCAGATCCTGATGATGTACACGATCATCCTTGGCCTTATGCTACCCTTATCCTTAAAGGCGGCTACTACGAATGGTTGCCACAGTTTAATAATCTTGGACAAAAAATAGGCGAAATAGCAGTATGGCGTGGTCCTGGTAGTTTTAGAATTTGTGGTGCCAAAAGCTATCATCGTATCGAAATTGACGCCAATGTAGAAACTTGGACATTGTTTATGCCTGGCCCAAAACAACGCGAATGGGGATTCTTAACTCGCAAAGGGTGGATACAACACGAACAATATCTCTCAGCCAGAGCAAAATAATATAACCACTATAGCCTGCATAAAAACAAGATAAATACACAAGCGGCCTTTGAGCATCATCCCGCTATACAAATTCTGCTGCCTATGCTACAATTAACATAGGAGAAAAGCATGACACCCGTAACTTACAAATATACCTCAACAAAAGAATATGTGGACGCATTTCCTTGCGCTTACAGACAATGGCGTGCAGACAGTCATTGCAATACTATTCACGGATACAGTTTTAGTATGAAATTTTATTTTGGTACTGACCAACTAGATGTTCGCAATTGGGTTGCCGATTACGGCGGCTTAAAAGAACTAAAGAAAATATTAGAGAGTCAATTTGATCATACGCTGCTAGTAGCAGAAGATGAACCAGAAATGGAAACATACAAGTTACTAGAATCAAAGGGGTTAGCAAAACTAACTATTTTACCAAAACTTGGTTGCGAGGGACTGGCTGATATGCTTTACAAGTATGTCAACAGTGTTTACATTCCTGATATGTGGGGCCCAGGTGAAGCAGAAAGACTTTGGTGCTATAGAGTTGAAGTAAGAGAAACACAAGCTAATATGGCATTCAGAGAAGGTCATAGAGAATGGAATGAGGATTTATTTGTATGATCAAATACCATATTAATAACGTGGGCGGAGAAGTTATCAAAGATAACGAAACTTATACACTCAAAGATAATAAAACATTAAAAAACCTTGTGTTGAGCTCTACTAATTTACATAGAGGTATGAGTACACGTGGGCATCGTCACCCCGGGCAAGAAGAAATTTATATTTTTGTTTTGGGACACGGCCAAATGATTGTGGGAGATGAAACAGATGAGCCCTTTAGAGTCAGTGCAGGAGATATTGTACTAATCCCTGACGGGGCATTTCATCGTGTGATCAACGACGGCGACATCAATTTACTATTCAACTGTGTATTTGATGGTAAAAGAAATCATTAAACAAGTTTGGCGCCTTTGGGCAAAATCGTTAGGTGAAAAAGCAGGTGATACGGACAAAGAAGCTGACCGTATTGCTTGCATTCGTACTGCAATTGTGTTATCATATATCATTACAAACTGCTTTATCGTAGCAGGTGTTATTCGACATTGGAATCAATAAAATGCTAACTTCAAAATTAAACAATCATATAGAAAAACGTGTTGTTCGAGAATTAGAAAAAAATTTACCAGTAGCAGTAAACTATTCTTCTACAGACAAAGTAGCCGAAGCATTAATTATACTAGCCGAAGAATGTGCAGAAGTTGTACAGGAAGTCTGCAAGATACAACGATTTGGTATTGAGTCAACTTCTCATCATACAGGGTTATCGCATAAAGCAACTTTAGCAAAAGAAGTAGCAGATGTATTGGCAATGGTTGATATCCTAGTAGAACAAGGTGTAATTACATATAACGAATTAAATCTAGGTAAATTATCAAAAATCGAAAAATTAAAAAAATGGTCAAAGTTATATGAGTAAAATTAAAATTTCAGAATTATTTTATAGTGTGCAGGGAGAAGGTCGCTATATGGGTGTACCATCTATATTTTTGCGTACATTCGGTTGTAACTTCAAATGCGCTGGCTTTGGAATGCCAAGAGGAGAACTAAGTAATGAAACAGATGATATTGCAAGTGTTGTGCAAATGTACAACGATTATAAAGAATTGCCTTTGGTTTCTACAGGCTGTGATTCTTATGCTAGTTGGGATCCTCGCTTTAAGCATCTCTCTCCTTTACTTTCTACTGATTCAATTGCCAATTCGATTATGGATATACTTCCTTACAAAGAATGGCAAGACGAACATCTTGTAATCACTGGCGGCGAGCCATTGCTAGGTTGGCAACGTCAATATCCTGATTTGCTGGATCATCCTAAAATGCATGGACTCAAAGAGATTACATTTGAAACCAATGGCACTCAAAAGTTAACCCCAGAATTCAAACATTACTTGGATGACTGGACTATTGCCAACTGGGATAGAGAAATCACATTCAGTGTAAGTGCCAAACTTCCTGCCAGTGGAGAATCGTGGGAGGATGCTATTAAGCCCGAAGTTGTATGTGAATATGAACAAGTTGGTACTGCTTACCTTAAATTAGTGGTTGCAACTGAACAAGATATCGCTGACGCAGAATGTGCAGTAGGAGCATTTCGTTCAGCAGGATTTAAGGGACACATTTATCTAATGCCTGTTGGTGGTGTGGAAAGTGTTTATACATTAAACGCAAAGAATGTAGCACTGGCCGCTATGAAGCGTGGATGGCGTTACAGTGATAGATTGCAAGTGCCATTGTTTAAGAACGAGTGGGGCACCTGATGATGGGTGTAGGATACCAGAATCAGTGGATTGACGAAGACGATGCTTTTTATCGTAGAGCTGAATGGGAAGAACGTTTTGCACTAACACCGCAACGTTGCGATTTAAGTCGAAAGCGTATTTGGCTTAAAAAAGGATTTGTTGGTAGTGCTGCTTGGACTGGTCCCGGATCACCTATATGGGAATATAGGTGGCACGATGCTAAAGAACATATGATGTGGTTACTAAAAAGATAATATGAGTAATGTAAGCAAGGGTAGAGAAAGTTACGATATAACTACAGGCAACACCCTTGTTGCTTTTTTTAATCGCAATATCAGCACTTACGGCACTGAAGCCGGCGGTGTTAAGTTTGATCTTGTGCCGGTAACCAAGCAAAAAGATATAATGCTCAATGTGGCACGTATGCACGCAGAGCAAGAGTATAATCGTATTATGGAACTGGTAGCAGTATTGCAACGACAGGCTGCAGAAATAAAAGAACGATTGGATTTAACCGACCTAGTTCATTCAGCTAAATATGAATATCAACTAGCACACGGACAAACATATTGGATCGTATACGATCACAAAAAACAACAAACAATACTATTAAGTACTGGACCAAACGATTGGTCAACTGGTCCAGCACCAGAATGGGAATATCTCAAAGCAGTTAAATGGTTAGGTGATCACACGTGGATAGAAGTCAAGGAAGATAATAATGGGAATATTTGATAAATTTATAAAAAAACCAGAGCCACCTAAGGTAGAAACACCCAAAGTTGTTAAACCAAAAGAGCCCAGGCCCAAAAAGAAAACAGAAAAAGAGTTGGCTACTGAGCGTGGTGAACCTTGGGTCAGTGTTGTTCAAGTTGAACTAGACCCTGAAAACATTGGTAATGGTGCATTCGAATTAGATTGGAATGAATTCTTTGTGGCTAAATTGATTCGTGCTGGTTACAAAGGACGGGACGACAGCCAAATTGTTGACCAATGGTTTCAGGATGTCTGCAGAAATGTCGTTTTGGAAACATTTGAGCAGTATGATGCCAACAACCCAAGACCCCCAAATGGCGTTCAACGCAAAGATTTGGGCAACGGTTACTCAGAAGTTTCTTAAACTTTTGGTTAACCGACGGTTGACCATAAATCTATTATATGCTATTATAATGATATGAAATACTTAATCGTTGATACCGCAAATACATTCTTCCGTGCACGTCACGGCGCCAGCAGACAAAGTGATGCGTGGGACCGTTTGGGTTTTGCCATACACGTTACACTCAGTAGTGTCAACAAAGCATTTAGAGACCAAAATGCTGATCACGTGGTGTTCTGTTTAGAAGGCCGTTCGTGGCGCAAGGACTATTATGAACCCTACAAGAAAAACCGAGCAGTTGCCCGTGCCGCTCAAACAGAAGCCGAGCAAGAAGAAGACAAGCTCTTTTGGGAAACTTTTGACGATCTCAAAGACTTTATCTCAACCAAAACAAATTGTACTGTTCTCAGGCACGAAAGACTGGAAGCAGATGACTTGGTGGCAGGATGGATCCAAAGTCACCCTGAGGATCACCACACCATCGTAAGCAGTGATACAGATTTTTATCAGTTACTGGGTCCTAATGTAAATCAGTACAATGGTATCAGTGACGAGCTACATACCATCGAAGGTATCTTTGATAAAAAAGGCAAGTTGGTAATTGATAAAAAGACCAAAGAGCCTAAACGCATTCCTGAACCTAAATGGATCTTATTTGAAAAGTGTATGCGTGGCGATCCCACTGACAATATCTTTAGTGCATATCCAGGTGTGCGTACTAAAGGTTCTAAGAATAAAGTGGGTCTACAAGAAGCGTATGCAGACAAAGACCGCAAAGGATTTGCGTGGAACAATCTAATGTTGCAACGTTGGACCGACCACAATGGCGAAGAACATCGTGTATTGGATGATTACGAACGCAATCGTGTACTAGTAGACTTAACTGCACAACCAGATGATGTCAAGGCTGTAATTGCAGAAACTATTGCGGCAGGTAGTGTTAGTAAAAATATTCCAATGGTGGGTGCACATTTCTTAAAATTGTGCGGCAAATATGATTTGGTGCGGCTAAGTGAACAAGCATCAAGTTATAGTAGTTTTCTATCAAAAAGTTATCCTCAGTGATACAAGAAAGTAGAACTACGCAAATTATGTCATTAAAAAATCAAGGAGAATGAAAATGGCAACAAAGAAAACATCAGTTAATAAAATCAGTGACAAATTAGACAAAGTCAGCGACTCATATACTATCAATATGTATGACAATGGCTTTATGTTGGAAATCAGTGGACGCAAAGACGAAGATTGGAAAAATGCCAAGATTATGGTTCAATCAGTTGAACAACTATTCGAACTAATCAAAGAAGCTGCAGAAATGGAAAGGGATTAATCATGGCTACCTGGAACGTTAGTACATATTACAAGAAATCTTGCGAAGAAGTCGAAACATACCATCAACGAGAAGGTGACGGTATTGTAACTATTAGAAATGGTTATCGATATGGTGAGTGGATCGTGGAAACCACAGATGACAATCTGCCTGAATTCAAGTTTGTAGAAGTTACGGGTGGTGATGGTAAACGGGATAGCATTGATATGCTGGACTGCGAAGTTAACAATATTGAATATGTAGAGCTAGTCGAATTGTTTGATGGCGGCTGCTGGTATGATGTGGCTATGGCTAATCTAGACGAAGACGAAGAAGCTGAGCTAGAAGAATTTCTCGACGAGCATAGTGCATACGAGTTAGAAGAACGCGAAGAAGACAGTTGGAGTCAAGGCGATACACAATGGTGGATTTGGGGACCGATTGCAATTAAAAACGAAGCAGGTGATACAGTTCGTATCATTTGTGCAGACGATGAAGGTAATGTTGTAGACTTCAAGGAAGAAGAATAATATGGATCAGGATACCAGAATAGAAGTGCTATTGGAATTAGACGAAGAAACGCAATTTAAGCTAATGAAGTTAGCGCACGAGCAGGATATTACTCTTAATGAGTTCGTCAATTTTTTGCTTAGAAATCATATACAGGAAACAAATGAGTCAATTATTAGCTAAAAATGTAGTTAAAAATAAGTTTTGGATTGTTGAAAATCAAGGCGAGAAGATTGCCACTATCCAAGCGGTTGAAGATGGTACGTTTGTTTACGTCGATACTTCAGACAGAAAAAAGTATCCTAGTATCAAACTGCTATCAAAAGAACATAATATTGTGTTCGACAATACCGTTGTTAAAAAAGAGCGAGTGGAACAAAAAAACCATACTGTACACGGATTTCCAGTTAAACAGAAACCGTGGAATATTTTATGGGATGTACGACATCATTTCCCTATCTATACTAAAACCAGTAAAAGCAAAAGTTATTACTGTGCAGGCTATTACTTAATTAAGTTTAACAACGGATGGGTTAAAAGTAATTGCCCTAAGTACATTACCTTAAATCGTTATCCGTTCAAAGGTCCGTTTAAGTCAATGGCTCAAGCACAAGAAATGCTCAGAGAATTAGATGGAAAGTAATTTTATACTGCAATCATACATAAAGGATATAACTTTGTGTGATGATATTATCGAGTATTTTGAAGAAAATACTCAGTATCAGTATGACGGATTAATATCAGCAGCCGGCGAGTTCACTAATGTAAACAAAAAAATAAAAGATTCGACCGATTGTTTGCTTAGTCATAATCAAGATTTATATACAAAATACTGCAACGAATTACAACCCATTATTGAAAAATACGTAGAAAAATTTCCTTATAGTAATGAATATGCTCCGTGGCGATTAATAGAAGAAATTGTAGTCCAGCGATATTTGCCAGGGCAAGCATTTTATGAATGGCACACTGAACGCAGCAATTCCAAAATGCCTGCTACTACCAGACATATTGTTTTTATGACATATTTGAATGATGTGTATGACGGGGGCGGTACTGAGTTTTATCATCAAAATTTAGTAACTCCAGCAAAAAAAGGATCTACTATATTGTGGCCAGCAGATTGGACACATACCCATAGAGGCCAAGTATCGCTTACTGAAACAAAATATATCATAACTGGATGGCTTAACTATGTTGGGTAACTATTATGGAAAGTAATTTCTCCAATATGCATTTGAAAATGTTTAACGATAAAGTTAAATTAATGAATCAAAGCAACAATAAGAACTTGGTACTATCGGCTACAGAAGCACGCAGTTTGCAGGCTGAAATATACGATTTATTGAATTATTGTGCAAATTTAAGCCGGAAAACTACTACTACAGAAGAAGTAATTAGTGTAGTAATGGACGGTGGTAGTTATAAATAATCTACGCACTTTTAATGATAAATAATATATCGAAGAAACATTATGAGCAGACCTAAACCTAAAGTGTTAGCAGAACACGTCAATAAAATAAACTACAAGAGTGAGCAGATCTTGAGTAGCGAAGGGATTTGGGCTGTGTTTTATGAAGACCAACCTATCAACTTGAAGAGTCACAATATGTTGGTCAATTACCCCGGACCTAAATATAAAAAGACTAGTTTTAGTAATCCCGGGCACGCAATTAATTTGGCTAAAAAGTTAAATGCGTTATTCAAAACAGAATCATTTTCTGTGGTTCTACTTAAAAGTGGTGACAAAATCTTCCCCTAAGACTTATAGTCAAAGTCAATTAACAAAAATATTTGCAGTAACTGCCAATGTGCCAGCTGCTGATCAACTTACATTAAAGTATCGTATTTGGTTTAACCCTACCGAAGATTCTAGTCTCAGACTGACCTTGGAGGGCTATAGATTTGTTACCAAAGATGTCAAGTTACAAAGTTACACATTCGAATTGGAAGAACCTTTGACCAATCGTAACTTACTGCAATTAGAAAGATACTTTCAAAGCGTTTACTATCTTTTTAAGAATACCAAAATTGTAGTATTCGAAGAATCCGAAGCCACTATGCTAGCACTTCACAGTGGAGATTTGAAAACCTATTTGGAAAACTTGGAATTAGAAAAGTAGTACTAAAGTATTACTTTTATTTGATGCCGCTAAACCCGTTCTTTTTATCGGGTTATTGACCGAAATACCAAACTTTGCTATAATACATACATAGCAACAAAGGAGTGGTAAATGGATATTAAAGCAGTCAATCGTGAGATTATGAGCGGCAATCTAACCAATGAAGATTTAGAATCTATCATTTTAGCAATTAAATTTGCCCGTGCTCAAATTGCAACTAGAACCAAACGCTCATTAAGTATCGGAAATACTGTTGTATTCAGATCCACTAAACTTGGCACACACACTGGCCGAGTTGAAAAAATTGCTATCAAATATATCACTATTCGTACTCCGAAAGGATTGTATAAGGTTCCTGCCAATATGGTAGAAGTAGTTTAAGGAAGCATCGTGTTTGTAGTATACAAAGTCAAAACTGGTAAAACTATATCGGTCTACACCCGAGAAAGTAGTGCCAAATCTCGGGTTACAAAAAATAATCGCGAGCATTTGATGCAGTTGCTAAAAAACAACGGTGAAAGACTATTCTTTTCTTGGAATCGCAAAGACGAGTGGGCCTACTGTAGTTATACAGATTATGCTCCGATTTTTTACGAATTTCATAAGAAAAATCCAGGAATTTTTTAATCTGTTGCACAAATACAACAGACAATAATTCAAGAGTATTGTATAATACATTTTTAACGCAACAAAAAGGAGAAAGTTATGGCTAAAGATAGTATCAGCGAACACCGCACAGTGACCTCAGAAACAGGTCGTCGTGCTATTATTAAATGTTTCCAAAAACAACGTCCAGTGTTTCTTTGGGGTCCTCCCGGCATTGGTAAATCAGAAGTTGTGGCAAGTATTGCTGCAGAAATGAAAGGTGCAATGATTGACCTTCGTCTTGCACAAATGGAGCCCACAGATCTGCGCGGTATTCCATATTTTAACAAAGACCTAGGTCTTATGGATTGGGCGGCTCCCATTGATTTGCCCGATGCAGAATTTGCCAGCAAATATCCTGTCGTGGTACTTTTCTTAGATGAAATGAACTCTGCGGCACCCAGCATTCAAGCAGCTGCATATCAGTTGATTTTGAATCGTAGAATTGGTAAGTATCACCTGCCTGACAATGTGGTAGTTATTGCCGCTGGTAATAGAGAGTCGGATAAAGGTGTTACTTATCGTATGCCTGCTCCGTTGGCTAATCGTTTTGTTCACTTGGAAATGCGTCCAGATCACGCTGCCTGGGAACAATGGGCTGTGTTGAATCAAATTCACAAAGATGTTGTGGGCTATGTAGGTTTTGCCAAACAAGACTTATATGACTTTGATCCCCGTAGCTCAAGTCGTAGTTTTGCTACACCACGTTCGTGGACTTTTGTTAGTGAGTTGTTGGCAGATGACGACTGTACTGACAGTGAGTTAACTGACTTGGTAGCAGGTGCAGTTGGTGAAGGTGTTGCAGTTAAGTTTATGGCACACCGCAAGATTGCTGGACAATTGCCCAAGCCCAGTGAAATCCTTAAAGGTAAAGTACACGAGCTTAAAATCAAAGAAGTTAGTGCTATGTATTCTTTGGTTATTAGTATGTGTTATGAGCTTAAGGATGAAGCTGGTAAGAATGGCGGCAAGCCAACTACAGAATGGCACGAAATGGCCGATAACTTCTT